TTCTTCTATGTCTCCATAGAAGCCGGACTATACCTTGTGCCTTATCTGGTTGATTAAACCTTCATTTAAGACCCGTAACCGTCTAGTCTCTGAACCTTCTCCATATCCTATCATAACGGACTTAGGAGCTTGGCTGCGGATTGTCTAATCCCCATACTTTTTTACCATTGGGTACGGCAATTAACCGTGTTCCCCCATTATGTTTCCATTATGGGGTGGTAGTATAGGGCTCTAAAGAAATTCCCGCAATTTGGCTACGTTGCCATTCTTTCAATTCTAATATAAATTTTTTTGCTCTAATTATTGTTTCTTCTATTTGTTCGTGTTTTCCTACAAAAGTTGTGATTCTTTTATTATTAATGACGATGCGAACATATTCAGTATTGTTCGTATTGTTTTTTAAAACACGAACATACTTATCAACATCATCATCAACAATTACTACATGTTTAAACCGGTCATATTTTTTTGTTAAATGTTGTTCCTGTACTAATTTCATTCTTTTTTCACAATTATCATTGTTACTATAGAATGACTTTAACTGTTCGGATATTAACTTTTTGGTATAGTCACTTTTTGGCTGAGGTACATATATTTGGGGTGATGGAATTTCAGTGTTCCATATAAAATTACCACTAATATCAGTAAATCCTCTTCCACCATCTGTTAAATTATAGCCATTTGGATATTTAGAATCATGTTCAATTATGTATTGTTTTTCAAGTTCATTTAATTCATTTACTTTACAAGTATGAATTTTTTCACAAGTAAAACATTCTTCTCCATATTTCTTTAAAGCATAATTCAAATATCTTGACTGATTTTTTTTACTTGAATTTGCTTCGTGTATATGATCTTTGAACCTTCCTAAATATCCAAATGGCCTATATTTATTATGATTTAATCTGTGACTACGTGTTTGACCAATATAATGTTTTCCATTTGTAGTGTTTGTTATTTTGTATATTTCACCAACAACTTTGTATATTTCATCTTTGTTTAATATCATATTCATATTGATATTGATTATTATTATTAATTAGAGCAATTTTTTATTTTTATATTAGTTTGAAAGAATAACTAGATGATTATATTAGTAATATGTACCTTTACATGGAATACATTTACTAGTAGACTTTACACCGTTTTCCCCAATAAGTATTATCTACAACTTATTGAGCGGTCACCTGTTGGGGACAAAATCTATCCCCATCAAAATCGGCATTGTATGGTTTGGTGTCAGCTACATTCATGCGAAAGGTATCACCCTTATACATGATAACTGCTATATGACACATCATACTCATTCTATGAAGGGTCGGTTGTCTGTTAAATAGAACCCCGTCTCCATCCAACATATGACGATGAACAATGTCACCATTTTCTAGTTGGATATTTTCTCGGTCCGCATATCGAAGAGTAATTTGCTCACCATTCTTTTTCTCCAAGATCTTTGCACCAGGATGTTCGTCTGGTCCGTTTCTAACCATCTTAAGTAGAAATTTCTTATTCATATCATTTACAGTTACCGGTTTTGTAATGTTTTTGGCTACTTTAAGAGGAATACCTAATTCGCGGATGGACAAATTAGGATCTGGCGTAATGACCGAACGAGCTGAGAAGTCAACACGCTTACCCATTAGATTTCCTCTAACACGCCCACCCTTTCCATTCAGTCTTTCTTTAATAGATTTGAGAGGACGACCTGATCGCTGGGCAACAGATGCTACACCTGGAATCTTATTATCAATCTGGGTTGCGACATAATACTGAAGAACTGTGTGCCAGTCATCAATAATATTCGCATTCGCACCTTCTTGTAATTTTTCTTGAAGTGTTTTATTTGCTTTAATGATGTTTACTAAAATATGACTAATATCATCTTCACTTCTTTGTTGACCGTCCATTTTAATAGACGGTCTTACAGCAGGAGGTGGTACTGCCAATACCTGACATACCATCCAATCCGGTCTAGAAAACACTGGACTAAATCCCATAAAATTTACATCGTCATCTGAAATGCGACGGAATATTTTTATTACTAATTCTGGTGTTAGTTTCATATTTAATTTGTCCTGATCATCCTCGTTATTTAATCCATTCACATTATCCCATTCAGCAAACAGTGTAGCTAGACCTTCTTTTTTGATTTTTTTGGGTTGTAAACAACCACATCCATCGTCACTGTCTTCACCGCATCGCATAACTTTACTGGCTAACTGAAATACATAATTCCATCGTTCATCTGCGTTTAATTTAAGTGCTTGTTTGTAATTTTCCTTGCTAATCTTTAACTTGCTGCATTTAATACATACAGATCGTAGTATTTTCATAATAGTATTTAAATATTGGATGTAAAATACCGGTCTGGCCAATTCAATATGACCAAAATATCCAGGTGTTTCCATATAATCAAGACCATCTGTTGGACAAATCAAACCAGGCTCAAGCACACCCATTCGCGGATCAAATAGACCTCCAATCACTGGTTTGTTGTTTATATATGTGTCTCTAGATGTGATTTCGGCAACAGATCCTCTACGAATTTCATCTGGACTTAATATACTAAACTGTATTCCAATTATTTTACAACTTTTTTGTTTAGGCATTGATTCAGTCGAAGTTTGTACCATGCTTCCTTATATTATTATATTATATTTAACTTCTTTTAAAACGTCAATTTTATTAATAAATATAACTAATAAAACCTGAAAATAATAAATAAAATTGAACTTAAATATTACAAAATATGATTTAATATATTCTAGGAAAAATGCCTTCTCAAAAGGACAAGACTAACCAAAAGCCAATTAAAAAGAGGTATCATACACGATCCTCTGTGGCCCAAAACAAAAAATTAAAGAAAAATGTAGATTCGGATGACAGCAATGGCGAAGATGATAACAATAGTGTTAAGAGTGATAGTGATACCGATGATGATGGTATGGACATGCATGAATACAGAAAATTTATAAGCAAGATATTTCCATCTAAATATATGACAAACAAGCTTAACAAGGAAGACAAGATGCTACAGAATATCAAAAATAATGTTGAAGCTGATAATTATACAGCAGATGATGAGGATGATGATAATGGCGGATTTTCAGTAAATGAAAACAAACCTGAATCGGTTAACGCTAGTAATAACAAACTAGCCAATCGTTCTAAACGGTTAGCTAAGACAACAAAGAAAAGTAACCAGCAATTTATAGTGGTTGGCCCAAAAACAAAAAACGGAAAGAAAAATAAGGTCATAGTAGAGGAAGATGACGAGGAAGAGGAAGATATAGAGTATACGGATGAAGATGATGAAGATGAAGAGGATGAAGAGGATGAGGATGAGGAGGATGTGAAGCGCAGTAGTCGTCGCCGTCGCAATATTCGTAATGCCGAAAAGGCATTTAACATCATATTTACTATTGGTGATCCATCACGCAATGAAGACGAGGATGATAGTGAATATGAGGACGAGGACGAGGATGAGGATGAGGATGAGGATGAAGACGAGGATGAAAACGAGGACGAGGATGAGGACGAGGATGAGGATGAAAGGTCTGATGGCAATCAGGATACTACATCTAATGCAAATATAGAAGAAGAAACTAGAGTTAAGCAGCAAGAAACTATTGCTAAAATTCGAAAAACATTTGAAACTATATTGGAGCAAGATGCTACAAATAAGATTGCCAAAGATGGATTGAAAGATTTGGAATTAAAAGAAAAAAAGTTACAGCGATTATATGATAAACAGATGAAGAGTCAAAAGGTGAAGAATGTTAAGAAATTTAAGAACTTGGTAAACAAGAAGAATTTGTTAAATGATTACAAATTCTTCAAGAACAATCTTACGGTAGATGAACAGCAAAAGGTAATTAGAGAGGTAGAGGAAATTAATAAAATCAACATTGTTCAAAAACCATACCGTTTAACCCTATTGGAATCAGATATTCCAGTTCATCTCAAGTCTATTGCTTTAAATAAAATAGCCTCTCTTCGTTACATGGAGCCAGGAAACGGTGAGTATTATAAAATTAAAAATTGGGTAGATACTTTTATGCAAATCCCATTTAATCGTTATAAACATTTACCACTCACTATTGATAATGGTATTGAAGAATGTCACGAATATATGGCAAAATCGAAACAAATGCTGGACGACGCCGTGTATGGATTGAATGATGCCAAATTACAAATCATGCAAATGATCGGACAATGGATTGCGAATCCTAATGCGATAGGTACAGCTATCGCTATTAAGGGACCAATGGGCACAGGTAAGACCACCTTGGTTAAAGAAGGTATTAGTAAGATTCTTAACCGTGATTTCGCGTTTATTGCTTTAGGTGGAGCTACAGACAGTAGTTTCCTTGAAGGTCATAGTTATACTTATGAAGGTAGTACTTGGGGTAAGATTGTAGACATTCTGGTAAAGACAAAGACTATGAATCCGGTTATTTATTTTGACGAGTTGGACAAAATTAGTGATACACCAAAAGGTGATGAAATTGCTGGTATTTTGACACATCTCACAGATACAACGCAGAATAGTCAGTTTCATGACAAGTACTTTTCCGAAATAGATTTTGATTTGAGTAAATGCTTGTTTATATTCAGCTATAATGACGAATCAAAGGTAAACCCAATCTTATTAGATAGAATGTATAAGATCCAAACCATGGGTTATGAAAAGAAAGATAAGCGTGTTATTTCTAAAGATTATCTTATTCCCAAAATTGTAGAACAAGTAAACTTCAAACCAGATGATATTATCATTCCAGATACGACAATTGATTATATTGTTGAGAATTATACCCAAGGTGAAAGCGGTGTTAGAAATCTCAAGAGATGTCTGGAGATTATTTATACGAAGCTTAACTTGTATCGTCTAATGAAACCAGATTCAAACTTATTCGAAAATGAAATGACATTAAAGGTGGAGTTTCCATTTACAGTTACTACTGAAATCTTAACAAAAATTATAAAACGAGATGAAAATAATAGTAATTATTTATTCAAGACAATGTATGTCTAATCGTAATATATGCTACAAACTGGATGTAGATTACAGTATATGGATAAATCATATACGGTAACATCATGGTAAACTAATATAAACACATTACCCCTACTTATACTACTACTAGTAGTTATTCCTAATTCATCTATACGATTATTAAGAAAAATGGCTTCTTCGATGATTTGTGAATGTAACCTAAATGAAATAAATTTTTTACTGAATTTAAAATATGAAATTAACAACCAAAATAACAGTATACACCAAATGGTATTATCTATGTATTCACAACATTCGGGAGATACTCAGTCTTTGCGATACAATAATGATCACTCTAACATATCATACACTTTATTAGAAAATATACTTAATAACAATAAACGATCGTTAGTGAGTATAGAATATGACTTGATAAGAATATGTAAACATAAAATAATAGAGGATTACATCGAATCTGGAATAGATAAACCATTGAAAAAAATACAATATTGTGAAATATGTGAATTAAACATGTCCGATGTTTAATATTCGGCGGGAGCCATGGTACGATTTCCACCACGCTCATTAATATATGTCACTTGCTCTTGGGTGATACAAGCACATCCGCTACTTGAAGTGTAGGTTGAAGGACAACACTCGGGCTTAAACTGGTTGTCGGCAAACATGAACATTTGTCCTTCCGGTAAAGGTACAGTAGTTCCTTTATACATAGCATAACGGTTTCGTGCTTCAGTGTAACCCATTTTGTCGGCATATTGAATCGCCTTGTTTGTCCAACTATTTACAACATCATTTCCCATTGTATAGTCGATGGTGGCTCCAATTGTTTGCATACCTTCTAATAAGCCAACACGGCTACACGAACATAATAAATGACATCCTAAAATAGCTCCCAATATTAGGCAAATTACAACAACTTCTACGCGCATAGGTAATCCAAATAACTTAAACTCCATATTATTATATATAATTTGTATATAAAAATATATATTGCTGTCATTTTATTCCTTCCTAAATTCCTGGTATAGACCTAGCCATTTTTTTTAGAATCATCACTTGAATTATATATACCATTATTCCCGGGATGGCTATTAGTATAAACATTACCAATAAGGGTATAGCAAATGGTAAACCAAATCCAAAAGGTATCGCGAAAAATATCGTTATAAGTGTTGCTATACTTATGAGTATTGCTACAACTATCTGAATAATTGCGCCTATAGATGCTCTTAATGTGTCGTATACGCCTAATAAAGTAAATAATCCGGCGGTCATAATTCCTTGTGTTTTATTCACCATATCCTTTACTTTAATTAACATTGTTTGAATCGGTAGGAGGATATTCAATGATCGTCCCATGATATCTTGAGATACCGAAGATAACGAATTTCGAATGGAATCTAGTACACTTCGAATTGCTTGAATAGATTTACTAATTGCTGTTAAAGTATTGTTTATAACATTTACTAAATAATAAAATGGTGCTAAAAACACTCCTGCTATATCCACTAGTATGCTTTGAATACAATACTTGAAATTTTCTGATGTAAAATCAAAGGCACTCATGTTTACCGGAGGATTAATCAGCCCAGCAAATGGAATAACGCCTGGTCTACATCTTTGATTAACCCAATCTGCTTTTAAGGGTTGTATATTATTATATACTTGGTAATATGATATTGCTATGAAAAAAAATAATATAATAATAACAGTCATCCATAGCGACCCTCCGTATTTTTCTAAAAAACCGACCTTGTTATATATTTTATTTATAGTCGTCGATATACTATTATTAATCATTTATAATTTTATAATATATAGATATAATTATATCTTTAACTTGCCCATAAATCTCACCATTTGTCCAGGGGGTCCATTCCACGATGATTGCATTGTCATAACGGTGCCTTGTAAAATATACATCATAGATGCCATTATACCTACTATTTTACTCATCATGTCCTTTATTTTAATAAGCATAAACTGGAATTGGATTAATATGTTTAAAAAAACACCAAATATGTTTTGAACAATGCTAGTAATAGAATTCCTGATTTCATTTATAAATGATCGAATTGACTGTACGGAATTCAATAGACCACCCATTGTATTGTTAATTACAGTAGTTAAATAGTTGAGTGGTTGTAATAAAACACCCATGTAATCTGCCTGCATATTTTGAATACAATATGTGAAATTTTGACCGGCGTCATGACCAAATGTCCCCGCAAATGGCATAACCATTGGATTACATCTATATTCCGGCCAGTTGTCTTGTACTTTCTTAATCCCAACTGCTAAAATATTGTAAAAATATAATGCAGCAAATACCAAAACTATAAATATAGATAAAGTAATATCACTGGATCTCATATTACTTTATAATGTTATTTTATTCTAATGATTTTATTGAAAGGATTTTATTGAAAGCAGTTTATTGAAAGGATTTTATTGAAAGCAGTTTATTGAAATGATTTTATCCTATGAATAAACTTGTAAATTACTTATTTCTTACACGAGGATGCCTTTCTGGATTTCATTGCCTTTTTGGATTTCATTGCCTTTTTGGATTTCATTGCCTTTTTGGATTTCATTGCCTTTTTGGATTTCATTGCTTTTCTGGATTTCATTGCCTTTCTGGACTTCCTTGTCTTTTTTATTCCACCGCTCATACAATTCCAGGTTTGACCATCCGGTATTAAACCTGAACCACCGGATCCACAATTTCCACCAGCTTGTATCGTAGCACCTGGATTACATTGAGGTCCTTGACACACTGGATTTTTCAATGATTCAGCCCCGATACATCCATCACATACAGCATTCGCCTGAACCGATAATGCACTACTATTGGCACTCATACTAGAACCAGTTGGGGTTTGATTACCACTCGAAACCGGCGCACCAAGTTGTGTAAAAGACGGTACTTGTACATTACCACCACGATATGTTCTCCTATGTTTTTTACACTTACATGACTTACTATGACGTCTATACTTTTTACCTCCACTATGAGTACCATTCATGTTTTGTTGTTTTGCGATTTGTTGATCACGATATAAAATCGCATTTTGTGCTGGGCTAGAAGCACCTGGTAACATAGGCATAGTCTCTACTGGTATTATTCCATTATCCGTATGTGTTTTTACTAGTTCGTGTGGTGGCAATAGGTTATTCATAATACAATATAGAATATATCAAGAAAAAGTTTAAAACGAAATATATAATTGTATGTATAATTATGAATGATTCAGAGAGATTAAATCTACAAAAAATGATCAAGGCAAATGATAGTGAAAACAATACGCACATGATACGCAATTTAAAACATAGTACTAAGATCAAAGATGAAGTTGACTTACTTTTAAAGCTCAAGGTTCAATATGTAGAATTAGCTAAAACAAACCCAGATGAGTTTGATAGTATTTGCGTAAACCAATGTAGTTTTTTATTTAACAATTATACTGATATATTTAACAAGGTGAAAAAAGACGAAATGAATTTAACTATACTACTACGATTGCTTAATGTCTTACATTCAATTGAAGATGGAGCCGTTGATCAACATGAGGGTTCTTTCGAAGTGGGTAAATTATTAAAGGAAATATATATCGACAGTGCTTTAAAAAAGGCCGATAAACTAAATCAGGAAAATGATCAAGATGTAGATGTAAAACCTATTATTGAAAATATTAAATGGAGTGACTATAAAAAACAAACCAACATTGTGTAAATATGAAATATGTATACATAGAAAAAATAGATGAGCATAATATTTAAAACGATACTATATAAAAATATAAATTATTATTATTTAGTATGTCATATACATTATTAATTGTAGAATCACCAGCAAAATGTCAAAAAATAGAGTCATATTTGGGTACTGGGTATAAGTGTATAGCAAGTTTTGGGCATTTCCGAGAATTACCAGGTATAAAATATATTGATGTGGATAATAATTTTAAACCTAATTTTCAACTCATGGATACGAAAACACAACAAATAAACAAAATGCGAACTATGATTAATAATGCCTCGGATGTTTTAATTGCTTCTGACGACGATCGCGAAGGCGAAGCAATCGGATTCCATATAATCGATACATTTGGACTACCAATGAATACAAAGCGTATTGTATTTCACGAAATCACAAAGGATGCTATTTTAAAGGCGGTTCAACACCCTATCACTATAAATATGGACCTAGTTCATGCTCAACAAGCACGACAAATATTAGATGTACTAGTTGGATATAAAATTAGCCCTATATTATGGGAACATGTATCGCGAAATACAAAAACCGGACTATCTGCTGGTAGATGTCAAACGCCTGCTTTACGATTGGTATATGATAACCAAAAAGATATAGACTCCTCTCCTGGTAAAAAGGTATATACTACAACTGGATATTTTACTCAAATGAATTTGGCGTTTACATTAAATCATAGTTTTGAAATTATTGGGTTTAATAGCACTGAAATAAATACAATGGAGCAGTTTCTGGAACATTCACTTGAGTATAGTCATACATTTAATTGCTCACTCCCGAAACAAACTATTAAAAATCCACCTACTCCGTTTACAACCAGTTTATTACAGCAGCGGTCATCCAGTGAATTGAATATTTCACCGAAAGAAGCAATGTCTATATGTCAAAAATTGTATGAAGCTGGTTATATCACATATATGAGGACAGATAGTACTATATATAGTAATGAGTTTATAGAGAAATCGGGCACATACATTACCGATCGTTATGGTAGTAAATATGTACATGAAAATATACATCGACTTGGAGTTAAATCAAGTGATAAACCTAAAAAAAAAAGTAAAAAGGCTGAAAGGGAGCCAATAGCACAAGAAGCACATGAAGCAATCAGACCAACAAATGTTACTGTTGACAAGATTGAGGATTGTTCGTATACCCCAAGAGAGAAGAAAATGTACAGTATGATTTGGTCTAATACTGTGGAAAGTTGTATGAGTCCGGCATTATACTATTCAATTAGCGCTAAGATATGTGCCCCGGCTGAAAAGGAATACAAATATAATAGTGAATTAGTCGATTTTCCTGGCTGGAAAATCGTAAAAGGATACGACAAGGAAAACCCCGAATACCAATTTCTACAAGCCATCAAAAATAATAGTATAGTAAATTATAACAAGATCTTGTCCAAGGTTAGTGTAAAGGATACAAAATCACACTATACTGAAGCGAAGTTGGTTCAATTATTAGAGGAAAATGGTATAGGTCGTCCCTCCACATTTTCGAGCTTAATTGAAAAAATTCAAGAACGAGGATATGTTAAAAAGGAAGATGTAAAAGGGAAAAAAATGAAATGTATCGATTATGAACTAATTAAAGATGAACTAACTGAAATTGAAACGGAGCGGGAATTTGGGAATGAAAAAGGCAAGCTAGTAATACAGCCTACCGGCATAATAGTATTAGAATTTTTGTTGAAACATTTTGATAAGCTATTCAGTTATGATTATACTAAAAATATGGAGTCGGATTTGGATATTATAGCCAAAGGTAATAAAGTTTGGTATAATTTATGCGAGGAATGTTTACATGACATTCATACTTGTTCAAGTCAATTGAAAAGCACTGACAAAGAAATAATTCGATTAGATGAAAATCATGTATATATGATTGGAAAGTATGGTCCAGTTATCAAACAAGATATTAACGGGACTACGACTTTTCTACCAGTAAAAAAAGATCTTAACCTGGAAAAAATACGACAAAACGAATATAATATTGATGACATGGTAGAGTTGGAGCCAAATAATAGATGTGTTGGTAAATATAAAGGTAATGATGTTATATTAAAAAAAGGAAAATATGGAAATTACATTGAATGGGATGGAAATAAAAAATCACTAACTGGGATAGAAATAGATTTGGACAAGGTTGAAATTTCAGATCTTATTCCTATTATTGAAGATACCAAGCCATTAAATACATCTATTGTTAGATTTATTAATAGTGATATTAGCATTCGTAGTGGTAAATATGGTAACTATATTTATTATAAAACTCATAATATGACAAAACCTAAATTTATAAAATTACTTGGATTCAAATCAAACTATAATACTTGCCCTAAAGAAGATATTGAAATGTATGTACAAAAGAATAGGTAGGGTAGGTAGGGTAGGTAGGGTAGGTAGGGTAGGTAGATACACAATCCGACTTATCAATAGATCCCGATATTATATAATATATAGTTCGGGTGGTACACGAATTTCGTAGTCACGAGCTATCTCGTCCTTTAATAAATGAAATGCCAGCGTAAAATTAAAATTATTGTCTTTGAACTCTACTAATCTTCCATCGTGATACCTGAACTTGAATTTTAATTTTCTTACCTTTTCTAATGGTGGAAAATACTGAGATATATTTTGTAAAAACTTGGTTCTCGAATCAAAGACCAATGTACCGGGTGCGCTGGTTAATGGTATTTTAGCAAATGCGGAATTAATTTTACCATTATAGTCATTATTATACATATTATTCGTCTTCTCTGAATATGGATTTAGTTCGGCCATTGTATTAAACTTTTCCATTTCCATATAGATAGCATTGTCACCTGTTATAGCAGTCGACATTGGAGCTGAAATATAATAAGCATGGGCAGTTTCTCCTATTGGTAAAATAGATGTATTTGGTATTAACCATTGTGTAACCGGGCTCGTATAATTAAAGGTTTGAGTCTTATCAGTGTATATTCCAGTATATTCTTCCTTATTAAAACCTAAAAAAAATGGTAGCCCCCAATTAGCATAATGATTCCATACTTCCGGTTGTCGTTCACTTATGGATGCTTCACATGGTACTATGTAAATTATTTGTTCTTGAAATTTGAATATAAAATCGTCAAATGTGTTTCCAAAATAAAAGCGTTGTCCAACACTATCATAATATACTTTAAATCTATCATACGATGGGCTAATTACTCCAGCGCTAATTAAATATTCGTTTACTGAAAGATTCATAAGCGTCTGGATTTCGTTTGCCATTTGTTCAGGTGTGTATGAACCTTCATGAATTGTAATATAGTATGGTGTATCAATCGCTTGAGCTAGTGCTAAGTATTCTTGTATATTTGTAGATACTTTAGGCTCTAAATAAAAAGATAACTTTGTGTTTTGTTGATTGTTACTAAATATATATTGATTATTAGGTAATCCAATTTCAACTAATCGCACTGACTGTATGTTTGTTAAGGCTTCTGGTAGTTCTATTTCAAAATGGTTACTTTGCGGCCATTTCTGTATATCACGATCTTCGCTGTGTATAGTAACTAACTGTCTATCTAACATATAAGTATTTTGTCTTCTAATTAATTGATGTTCATTATTTACATTATACTGAGGAAATCTACTCATTATAATGTAAAAAGAGAAATAATTTATCTCATAACTCTTCAATACACCTTTGGATATTTAAGGGTGTACGACTTTGATTATGTATTTAGAACCAGTATATAGAACCAGTATATGACTGGATAGTATATTGAAATCCGCACAAGATATGAAAAATAAAAAATAATAATATAATCTATATGCCAACAAAAAAACAATATGGAGGAAACGATCTTATTAATACAAATACTAATATTAATACTATTAAAAGAATACCTTATGATATAAAGATTTTTTCAATCATGTGCATATTGGGTGTAGTGATACGCGGTATTTTTATGATAATTGGTAACGATATTGCTACATCTACCATATGGAGTTATGGTTTTAGTATATTGGCCTTGTGTGGTTTACTAGCTAGTTCGTTTGCTCTATCCTCCAGAAATAAAGATTCTAATAGCTTAATTGGATTTTTCAAAATTATACTTAGCAATGCGTTGCCTGTCGTGTTACTTATAGTTATTATGTCATTAGTGTTATATCAAAACATTCATTTTTATAACCAAATAAATGATAACAAAGTTCCGGATGAATATTTCATGTATTCTAAAATCACATCATTTCTTATATTAATTCAAATTGTTGTTGTTCTAAAATACTTGATGGATATATTAGGCGGGACGAATAGTAATGGTTCTACAAATGAAACCAAAATGATGAACATACTTGCTGGTGAGTTATATAATATTAGTTTCATATTTACGATTCTCAATCTTGGATTTATAGCTATATTACAAGTCATATTACAGTTATTTTCTACTGGGGGTTAGGTATATGTAATTTTATAAGTTAATCCGTATTCATTGTCATTTTCCCATATTCCAGAAATTTTTAATATAAATACAGTCGTTGAGGTTGAGTTGAATTTGGAGATTGAACTTGTTAGTGTGTTAGATTCCATGTCATCGTTATATCTAGTGTTTGGGTATAGTTTAATTACGCCAGTTATCAACGCATCATGTATAATATTCTTTTTCTTTTTATTGCTATTATATTTATCTAATATACCGTTTTCTATATTATATATGTTGTTCAGTACATTATTATTGTTAACATTATTAATATCATATGTGTGTTTTAGTTTTTTAAAATATACTTCACTTGAAATTAAGTTGAGATCTAGTTGTAAGTATAATCCGTTTAATATAATAATCGAATTGGAATATATTAGTTTTATAAACACACTATTTTCCATAATTGTATTTACAATCGGTTCTATGAAATATATATTATCTACATTATATTGTGAGGTGGTTAATACGATGTTCATTATGTGTTATTAATTTATATTATTATACCTTTATTCTATTTATATGTTTATATATATCTTCAACAGTGTATATTCAATAGTGTATAGTGTATATTCAATAGTGTATAGTGTATATTCAATAGTGTATAGTGTATATTCAATAGTGTAAATACTTGGACGATAATATGTGTATCATCCAAGTATATCCGGCATTTGACAAAAAAAGATATAAAGATTCGTTGTAATTATTATTAGTATTGACATGAAATTTTTATCTACCCATTTTAATGATTATATACAAAATTATAATAACTGTTCGCTTCACCCATCGTTTAAAAAAATATATTCAACCTTTCCAAAAGATTTACATGATTTAAAAAACATCATGTTTTACGGACCATCTGGGGTTGGAAAATATACACAAATGTTAGCATGTATTAAAAAGTATAGTTCGAGTGATTTAAAATATGAAAAGAGATTAACATGTGTGTATAACAAGAATAATTACTTCTTTAAAATTAGCGACATTCATTTCGAAATTGACATGGCATTGTTAGGTTGTAATGCTAAGCTACTATGGAATGAAATTTATATTAATATTAATGATGTATTGTCCTCTAGAACAAACAAAACTGGAATTGTAGTATGTAAAAATTTTCATAAAATACACAGTGAATTGTTGGATTGTTTCTATAGTTATATGCAAAACAATAATACAGCTACTAATATTATTTATATTTTTCTAACTGAAAGTATCTCGTTTATTCCTGATAATATAGTAAACACATTCAATGTGTTGTCTATTCCAAGGCCAACAAAAACATTGTATAACAAAATAACTGGAAATACTAACCAGTCTATTAAGATAGACGAGATTTATAACATCAAAAATTTAAATACGAATACTAATCCGATGCAATATAATATGAAAATATACATCGATCATGTATATGGTATTATACTAAACCCAGGTTCAGTCAAATTTACTGGATTTCGTGATATAATTTACGATATATTTATATACGATATTGACATTAATTTTGTCATTTGGGAATTATTAAAGAAACTAATGGATGATAAAAAATTAACTACGACAATGGTATCCGATATATTTATTGAAATGTTTACCTTTTTACAATATTACAATAATAATTATAGACCTATTTATCATATAGAGAAATTTTTATATAGTATAATAATTAAAATACATGGATTTCAATGAAGCATGTTTAAATCTACAATTGAATGCTCCATTCTCTCAAACTGAGTTAAAAAAACAATATCGCATACTATCTTTGAAAAATCACCCAGACAAGCATATGCCAGACAATGATGGATTTTATGATAAAAAATTTAAAACTATCAATGAGTCTTATCTATATTTAACGACATATATGGAAGAGTCAGACGGGCTACCAGTTAATGATGATAGCTATACTTCATTATTTGATGGTTTTCTCTCTTCGTTTTTTTCTAATAACCAGAATGAAGCATATAAGGTAGTCCAGGATATTGTTAGCGGTTGCCATAACTTGTCTGTTAAACTGTTTGAAAATATGGACAAGGATACTGCCATTCAGATATTCGAGTTTATCAACTGTTATCAACATGTATTATATATATCTAGTGAAACGATAGAACAAATCAAAAATATTATCAACAATAAAATAGAGAATGACAATATTGTATTATTAAACCCATCCCTGGATGATCTCATTCATGATAATATATACATACTAAATTTTGAAGGTCAAAAATATTATGTTCCATTATGGCACGCAGAAGTATATTATAAACATAATGGTAGTGATTTGGTAGTTAAATGTGTACCTGATTTACCTGATAATATCTCTCTTGATGTTAATAATAATCTAGTAATTAATGTAACCTATAGTGTAGATGAGTTGTTAAACAATGATATTGTTTCCTATAATATAGGTAAAAATGTATTCCCTATCCACACACGCCATCTTTATATTAGAAAAATACAGAAATATACTCTTGTAAATAAGGGTATTTCTATAATTGATGATACAAATATATATAATAATAATGTAAAATCGAATATTATATTCATAATAACAACAATGAGCTGAGAAGGATATACCGGGTAAAGTAAAAAATGTATTACAATAATGATGTCAATATTGTAATACATACATATTTTGTAATACATCCATATTGAATAAAAATAAAAATTGATTAAACATATGTCAATTAAATATTGTATATCAAATGAATACTACTATTCCTAATAGAATGGCAAAAGTATCGAATAATAACTCTGATGAGGTTGAAGAAAATGAGGCAAAGTTGTATCAAGATGAAAATATTTTCATAATCAATAACAATTGTATAGACGAGTTAAGTAAATTAGGAGATAATACCATTGATTGTGTAATAACAGATCCGCCATACTTTATTGACAAATTGGACAACACATGGTCGTCGTCTGCTATAAAAAATGATAAGAAGAATAGTCATATTAAGCATCTACCAAAAGGAATGAAGTTTGACAAGACTCAAGTGAAAAATCTATATGATTACTACCTAGAATTGTCACGATTATTGTTTGAGAAAATGAAACCGGGCGCATATTTCCTATCCTTTTCATCCCCACGCCTATATCATGCGATCGCCATGGCGTGTGAAATAGCTGGGTTTGAAATTCGCGATATGATAAATTGGACTTACACACAGTGTATGCCGAAAGGTATGTCGATGAACCATATTATACAAAAAATGGTAATACCGGATAGTGAAAAAAAACAACTTATGGAAGAATACAAAGATTATAAAACCCCACAAATCAGATCATGTTTTGAACCAATTTGTGTTGCGATGAAACCACTTGGCAAATTAACATTTATTAAAAACGAATTACAGTTTAAGACTGGATTGTTAGACTTCTCGCAAAAGGTTGGAAATAATAGTGATAGAGTGCCTGCGAATGTAATTACTACGGAAGAATATAATGATCACTATGATAAAAATTTCCTCATTTCAAAACCGTCCAAAAAAGAAAAGGGCGAATATAACACGCATATTACAGTTAAACCAATGGAATTAATGGAACATTTAATCAAGCTATTCAGTAAAGTCGGGTCAACTGTAGTTGATCCATTCCTAGGAAGTGGTACAACCGCGGTAGCATGTATGAATACAAATAGAAAATGTATTGGTATTGAATTAAACGAAGAATATTATAACATTGCTGTCGCAAGATGCGCCGATGCTGTATAAAAAATAACTGATAATCTAAACTACCATATTACAAACTACAATTTAGCTAATTGTAAAATTTACGCGTCATTTACCTTATGCGTAATACACCAATCAATTGCCCAATTTTTTACTTGTACCATCTGTGTTTCGGTAAACGGGTTTTCTCCATTACTTTCCATTTGAATTAATGTAGTAGGTGTTGGCATTTTGGTTAGTGTATCTATAAATATATATCTGTCACGATATTTGGCCTGAATAGGTGGCTGTAAAACCAAATTGTTCTTCGAATTATCATCCGATTCAGGATTTTTATGGCCAAGTTCCCAGTTTCCATTTGGAACATCACAATAATCATTTTTTATAGTTGACTTGATTTTTTCGATTTCTATATTTAATTCTTCTTTCGATATCCCTTTTCCGAAATCCTTTCGCATTTTATGTTTATTGGAAAGAGCATACGGATAACAGATATAATTCTTGCCTCGCTCGTTACTGGTTTGAATACCCCATTGTTCATGTTTATTAAATAATTGGATACTATCTTTAGTTGGAATATTAAAGTTATTTACAAAAGCATCGCAATCTTCCCTCGTCCAATAACCTTCTGGATTATGAAGCATAATGTTAAGCGCCTTGCCATTTCCAGATTGAATAGTCGGTGGTTTTAGATTATGTTGTGTAATAAAACTAATGAACTCATCTGGATATTGACTAGGTAAAGTTGTAATAGATGTGATATCAATCCTAATCATATACTCTACTATTGTTGATCGAATATAATAATAAATATATTACTTTGTGAATTCAATTTTTTTTGAAACAATCATGTATTCTATTTATTCCTATTTTCTCTCTACATAAACATTATAATAGTATAATAGTTATCTTCAGGTATGTAGACATGGTTTGTATATGGATCGTATGTGGTTAGACAATTGTATTCTATTTCATATATTTTATCGCTGTTTTTCGCGGAATCGACCAACCAAAATATGGATTTCCGTAAATCCGTTGATAAAAACGGTGATTTGCCTTGATATCAAGGCATGGATTATAACCGATTATATAGAGAGATGTACTACATGATGTAAGAAGACCACTACATCATGTAGTGGGTCTTTTGTAGTGCTTTTTTCTTGGTTGTATTAGATGGATGTAGGTAAATTACATTTTACCTATTTTTCAATTTGATTTTTCAATTTTTAAAATTACACACAAGGTTTTTGTGTTGTTTTTTGAAAATAGGATTTTGAATTTGAAAAGTGGTGAAAAATGACATGAGAGCATAAAGGTAAGGATCCATTTTTATCATGGAACACTTTGTGATTGTAAAAAATAAGTATTTATATATTTAATATGAAACTATTTAGGCATTTTTTAATGTTCTATATATATAGAACGATTTAGAATGAATTTCATGCCAAAAAATGCCAAGATTTTTCATTGTGATTATTGTAACTTTAAATGTAGTAAAGAAAGCAATTGGACACAACACTTATTAACACTGAAACATATATCTAGAACAAAATTCAACGATTTAGAACAAAAAAATGCCAAAACATGCCAAAAACAATATGAATGTCATTGCGGTAAGACATATACTGCACGGAATAGTTGGTGGTACCACAAAAAGAAATGTATACTTACGACAACTATATCAACCAATAATACAAATAATAATAATATGCTTCATGAAGCGGATACTGGAATTGTAATTGATAAGCATACAATCATGACTATCTTACTACAGAACAAGGAAATGATGACAAAAATGATGGAATTTATACCTAATATGGGGTCAGGTAATAATAATAATAATAGTTTTAATACTCAAAATTTCAATATCCAAATGTTCTTGAATGAGCATTGTAAAAATGCTATGAATTTGACTGATTTTATTGATTCATTACCTATTACATCAGATACATATGATAGTACCATTGAAAACGGATTGACCAAGACGATAACAAACATGTTAGTCAATGGACTTAGTCAGTTAGATATATTAGATCGTCCGATTCATTGTACTGACGCTACTAGGAAGACATTATATGTTAAAGATCATAACACATGGGAGAGAGATAATGAATTACTACATATTCTTAAAGGAATAAAAACACTCTCTATGAAACAACGTACAATGCTTAATAAATGGCAAGATGCGAATAGAGGATGGGATACGAAAGATAATCTACAATCTCGAATGACGCGACTAATATACAATTCCATGACATCCATAGAAAATGATGACAAGGAAACCGGCAAGATCATAAGAGCAGTTAGTAAAAATGTATATTTGGATACAGATACAAAAAATCAATTCAATCAACTTGAATAAAATATACACATAACATATAGTAGTAATCCGCATATTTTATTGCGGTTTTTGACGGAATCGACCAACCAAAATATGGATTTCAGTAAATCCGTTGATAAAAAACTGTCATTTGCCTTGATATCAAGGCATGGATTATAACCGATTATATAGAGAGAGGTACTACATGATGTAAGAAGACCACTACATCATGTAGTGGGTCTTTTGTAGTGTTTTTTTCTTGGTTGTATTAGATGGATGTAGGTAAATTACATTTTACCTATTTTCAATTTGATTTTTCAATTTTTAAAATTACACACAAGGTTTTTGTGTTGTTTTTTGAAAATAGGATTTTGAATTTGAAAAGTGGTGAAAAATGACATGACATCTTAATGGTAAGGACCCATATTTTTTTATTATAAATTTGTTATTGTAAATAAAAGTATTTATATATTTAATATGAAACTATTTAGGCATTTTTTAATGTAACTCTAATATAGAGTTACAATGGATACCATTTTAATGCCAAAAAATGCCAAGATTTTTCATTGTGCTTCATGCGACTTTACATGTAGCAAGGAAAGTAACTGGAATATACATACACACACATCTAAACATAAAAACGGGTACATTGGAGTTACAAATGATACCAATTTAATGCCAAAAAATGCTGAAAAATGCCAGAATACTTTTGTATGTCAATGTGGAAATACATATAAATTCAGACAAGGTTTGTATAAGCATAGAAAAAGTTGTTTGGTACTTCCAGATGATAATAATCAAAAAAATATCATTACAAATACTCATAATACAACTATTGAAAAACATGATATAACCCATAAATTAGTAGAGCTAATCATGTCAAAAAACCAGGAATTCATAACGGAATTAGTGTGTAATATGACACAGTCAAATAAGGATATTATGGAAAAAATGATGGAAATTATACCTAATATGGGGTCAGGTAATAATAATAATAATAATAGTTTTAATACTCAAAATTTCAATATCCAAATGTTCTTGAATGAGCATTGTAAAAATGCCATGAATTTGACTGATTTTATTGATTCATTACCTATTACATCTGAAACATATGATAGTACCATTGAAAATGGCTTGACCAAGACGATAACAAACATGTTAGTCAATGGACTAAGCCAGTTAGATATATTAGATCGTCCTATTCATTGTACTGACGCTACTAGGAAGACATTATATGTTAAAGATCATAACATATGGGAAAAGGACAATGAATTACTACATATTCTTAAAGGAATAAAAACACTTTCTATGAAACAACGTACAATGCTTAATAAATGGCAAGATGCGAATAGAGGCTGGGATACGAAAGATAATCTACAATCTAGAATGACGCGGCTAATATACAATTCCATGACATCCATAGAAAATGATCACAAGGAAACCGGCAAGATCATAAGAGCAATTAGCAAAAATGTATATTTGGATACAGATACCAAAAATCAATTCAATCAACTTGAATAAAGTATACACATAACATATAGTAGTAATCCACATATTTTATCGATGTTTTTGACGGAATCGACCAACCAAAATATGGATTTCAGTAAATCCGTTGATAAAAAACGGTCATTTGCCTTGATATCAAGGCATGGATTATAACCGATTATATAGAGAGATCCACTACATGATGTAAGAGACCCACTACATGATGTAGTGGGTCTTTTGTAGTGCTTTTTTCTTGGTTGTATTAGATGGATGTAGGTAAATTACATTTTACCTATTTTTCAATTTGATTTTTCAATTTTTAAAATTACACACAATGTTTTTGTGTTGTTTTTTGAAAATAGGATTTTGAATTTGAAAAAGTGAAAAAAAAGCGTTTTACAGCATTCAGTTTACAGCATTCAGCTCTCATTTTCATTTTGGAATATTTTTATTTGTGATTGTATTTTTTTCGTATTTTATCGAATTTTTATCAAAAGCATTTAGATATAAAATATACATTCATATATATGAAACAAAATGAAACAAATTTTCCGCCAAAAATATCCAAATTATTTTACTGTAATGATTGCTCCATACGATGTAGTAAAGAAAGTGATTTTATTCGACATTTATCCACTAGAAAACACGAAATGAAACAAAATGAAACAAAAATGAAACAAAATGAAACATGTTTTTCGCCAAAAAACGCCATCCAGAATAAGGTAAGCATGATGCCAGTATATGATCAAAATATACAAAATAAGGTTTCAAAAACCAAGAAAAATGGCGGAAATTCAACAAAAAACGCCGTCAATACAATGTATGAATGTGAAAAATGTGGATTAGAGTTAAAAAGTCGTACTACATTATGGCGACATAGAAAGATATGTTTGACTAATCAATACAAACATACAGCTACCACACATTCTGGTGCACCGACTCACATGATAGAATCGTCTAGTAATTATGTAAGTAGTACTGATTTTAAAGAAATCATCATGTTGATGATGAAAGATAATAATGAATTTCAAAAATCATTTATGGATATACTACCTCATATACAATGTGGTGTGTCTAACAGTCATAACAACATAAATACAAACAGTAATAATACTAATAATTTCAATATCCAAATGTTTTTGAATGAGCATTGTAAAAATGCCATGAATTTGACTGATTTTATTGATTCATTACCTATTACATCAGATACATATGATAGTACTATTGAAAATGGATTAACCAAGACGATAACAAATATGTTAGTCAATGGACTTAGCCAGTTAGATATATTAGACCGTCCGATTCATTGTACTGATGCTACTAGGAAGACATTATATGTTAAAGATCATAACACCTGGGAGAGAGATAATGAGTTATTACTTGTATTGAAAGGAATAAAAACACTTTCTATGAAACAACGTACAATGCTTAATAAATGGCAAGATGCGAATAGAGGATGGGATACGAAAGATAATCTACAATCTCGAATGACGCGGCTAATATACAATTCCATGACATCCATAGAAAACGATGACAAGGAAACCAGCAAGATCATAAGAGCAATTAGCAAAAATGTATATTTGGATACAGATACCAAAAATCAATACAATCAACTTGTATAAAATCTGACTAATGAATGCTTCCTATCATTTTACATCATCCCGACTTAGATGATGTAAAATGATACAAATAAAAAATGAGTAATAAGCGAACAACTTATTACTCATTTTTATGTTTTTGTTCTATAATAATAACATTTGAATTTGTAAAGACGCGATTTTTATCATGTATGATTCGATATGTAATTATATGTTATGTGTTTATTTGGTATTTGTATGAAATCTAGACCTTCTTAACAATCTTCTTCACGATCTTCTTCTTAGCAGGCTCTGATGAAGATGTCACAACGGCAGCGGCTTCTTCAACTGCTTGTGTAACAGTTGCCTTGACATTATCTTCATCGTCCGAATCTTCAACTGCTGTATTGATCTCATGATCCGAATCTTCCTCTTCAACCTCATCATCTACATTCTGCGTTATTAGCTTCTCCTTGTCTTCAGGGGTAATGAATACATGACAAGTTCCTCGCATAGTTGCCTTGGGCTTAACAATGCCCTGAAACAACTTCCAGGTAACGCCAAACTTTCCATTTACAAACCAAAGACCACCACAAAGGACAACCAGCGCGACATGCGATCCCTTGATAATCATGTCCTTAGGCGTTTGTAGTCCTCCATCTGGGTCTGGGTAGATCGCCTTTTGATTGACATCATATAGTTCAGTCTTCCATTCGCCTTCCCAAAAAGGAACCTTGACCATCAAAGTAGGAGATCTGGTATAGTCATGCTCTCCGGTATCCTTGTTCTTAGGATACTTTAGCATAGGAGTCCACAAAGCATCAACCGTGTCCTCGCTCATCTTGGCCTTACCAAACCAATCCTTGGAGTTTGCGATTGCGTCTGCCTTAATTCTGTTTTCAAATTCAATCATATTATTTAGGAAATTAGTAGTCTCTGTCTTGGCATATTCCTCGCTAGGAAACTGAAGAGCCATATCATATGTTACACGCCCACTCTTTTCATCGACATGCTCATTAATACCCCATGTTAGCATAAGAGGGGTTGAAATATAAGTAGCACTGTTACTTCCGCTATTAAGAATACCAACACTCTTACCGCCTCGGGCATCAACCTTTAGCTTAGAGTACTTGATATCCGAAGAAGCAGAGAAATCAGCGCCAGAAAGAATAGTCTTAGAACCAGTCATCTTGTATAGTATACTATATCATATCCTATATTCTTTAAATCAATTTTTTTTATATAAATAATAAAATAAATAAAATACATACAGCATACCTGGTGTAATATATATTGTCCAATGTTATATATTACATCACATTTTAATTCAAAAATATCCAATAGTGTAATTACGCCAACCTCAAAGAAATAGAGACTGACAATATAATATCCTAACTAGACTATGTCATATAGATAATAATATAAAAAAAAATTATCATGATATATTAATGAGTAAAAATAATACGAGGTTATTAGGTAACAAACCAACGCGTACATCATTATATAAAAAACCGACAGCTGGTAAAAAGGAGGAAAATTTGTTAGCAAACGAGTTTAAAATCGTAACAATGAGTAATTATGATCATATAAATACCAATGTTTATAAATTATGTCAACTCAAAGAAATGTGTAAGTATTACAAATTAAAACAAAGTGGTAATAAGAATGAACTGAAAGGTAGGCTATATGATTATTTAAGATATTCTCTCTACGCAATTAAGATACAGAGATTATTGAGAGGATATTTATTGAGAGAATATATACATGGGTCTGGACCCGCATTAAAGAATCGGGTCTTGTGTGTGAATGACACTGATTTTGCGACTATGGAACCATTGGAAGATATAGTATATAATCAGTTTTATAGCTTTAAGATACATGATAGTGTATATGGTTGTGATATATATTCTCTCAATCAATTGGTTAACAAATATAAAGAAGATGAATGTATTCGCAAAGGTTATGAAATCAAAAATCCATACAACAGAGAGATAATACCGATAAATATAATATCAAATTTTAATCGGTACTTACGGTTAGCAAAGTTGTTACGGATTCCACATACGATAGTATCTGAAGAAGAACAAGTCGATCCAAAAAAGAAAATGGAAATGAGAATTATAGAATTATTTCAATATATCAACGAACTGGGGAATTATGCTGATAGTACATGGTTTGTTAATTTACCAAGACACATGTTAGTCTTATTTATTCGAGAGGTATATGATATATGGAATTATAGATCTCAATTATCGCCCGAAATGATGATGGAAATAGTTCCTAATCATGGAAATCCATTCATGGGTATGTCATTACATTTAGCACAATCACAAGGTGACGATTTTTTAAGAAATACGGCATTAAGAATTATAGAATATTTGGTAAAATCCGGACATACAACAGAAAATAGATCATTAGGGGCATATTATGTATTGGCTGCACTAACTTTAGTAAGTCAAGATGCTCGAAACGCACTACCATGGTTGTATCAATCGGTCGCCCATTGAAAAAATACGCGTTTTTTATTTTAAATTAATAACATTTATAATAAATATTTATGATGATAACCCATCATAACATTATTATATATATAATGCGTAAAAACACTTAAAAAGATATATCGTATTAGTGTATAATGGCAAAGAATACCAAGACACCCACCACCACTTCCACCAAGACTGCTTCCAAGACTGCTTCTGCTCAAGCAGTTGAGACACCCGCCCCTCTCGTTGAGGCTGCCCCCGCCGTCGCGGCTGAGACAGCTTCTGATGCCGCTGTCGAGGGAGTATCCACTATTTTCGGTCAATTCACTGATTTCATGGCTAAGCTTCAAGCAGTGAGCGCACACATGTCTTCTCTTCGTACTGAGTTCAGAAGCCTAGAGCGTCAAGTTACTCGTGACCTTAGAGCTGCTGCCAAGATCAATCTCAAGCGCAAGCGCAAGTCTGGAAACCGTGCTCCTTCTGGATTTGTTAAGCCTACCCTTATCTCCAATGAGCTTGCTGCGTTCCTTAACAAGCCGGTCGGAACTGAGATGGCTCGCACTGAGGTGACCCGTGAGATCAACGCATACATTCGTGAGCACAAGCTTCAAGACAAGGAGAATGGTCGCAAGATCATTGCCGATAAGAAGCTTGTTGGTCTTCTCAAGCTCAAGAAGGGCGATGAGCTAACCTACTTCAACCTTCAAAAGTACATGTCTCCTCATTTTGCCAAGGCAAGTGATAAGGTGGCCGTTGCTACTGTTGCTGCTGTTTCTGCTTAAAATATTTGTAGTACATCTATAATTGTCAGATCATTTCTTTGACAATACATATAAAATAAAGCAAACAAGCAAACAAGCAAACAAGCAAACAAACAAAAATAAAAATAAATTAAATGCTACCGCGTTTAATGAGATGGTTAATCCATCTGATTAAATAATATGTTTCTTTTTAGTCAATATAATCGATTATTAGTCTACAAATAAGAAATTTTCTTTCGTCATGATCGTTTTTAAATTACTTAAATTAACAGGACCATTCACTATCTTTATATTTTCGTAGTTTTTATATTCTACCATGTTAGATAGACTAAACATCTGAACTGTATTGTATAACACGTATATATTATCAATATAGTCGGTGTTTACATCAAGCCATTCGTAAAAATTATCATCGCCGCTCTTTTTAAACTTCTTAAAATACTTTAATGTGTTTGACAAAGTAGTATTCACATTATTCGTTGTATTATAATCTGTTCCAGATACGACACATACATATTGAAACTCGGTCATATTCATATCTATTTCTCTCAACATACTAGGCAAGTCATATAGAATAACATTTTTATTGAGCAAGCTTAAATATCGTAATACGCGGTTACATCCATATACAAATAGATCCATATCTTCACTCAAACAGGCATATGCCTTGTTTTTACAAACCATCTTGGCACATAATTTATCTGATTCACCTGGAGCTTCTACATAAGATACACCATATGATTGTATCAGTGTTTTCACATTTTCAATGTCTACATGATTAATACGTATAAATTGTCTTTTTAGATTGAGCATATTTTCTTTTAATTCTACTTTTTCTTCTTCGTTTGCGCTGTACAAACTTTGTTCAAGCAGTCGATACTTTTCTTGTGCCTCTTTTTTTTCCAACTTTCGTTGCTTTAATAATAACTCCTTTTCAATTGGTGGTTTTCCGTCAAAGACAAATAGTGGAATAATATTATATTGTCTGAATATAGAAATCATCAAGTAAAAGTTTTCTAATAACGCTCCCTCACCCATAAAACGATATAAATATATACTAGTATCCACGACGATCTTTTTCCCACTCAATTCTGATAAATGAATCTGATTTATCGATTCGTTACATGAATGTTGTAAATATTTGTTTAAATGTTTAATGCCCATGCTATATTATTCGTTAGCTATAGTATATTATATTATAATAATAATATAATATAGTTATAATCAATCAATTTTAATCGAATATCTAAATCATAATATGACTAGTTACTTAGTGTGTAAAATTAGTTATGCTAGTCATTTTCAATGATTTACTATTCGGATAGTCTTGTTTAATATCCACCCGATTCAAAATTTTTTCTATTCGTGTAATATTCTTAATCATGGGTGAATAACGAACACACTCTTGTATTAAGCTCAAAAATTTATCTAGATTATTGGGTGTTTTTTTAAATAGCAATAGAGAGGTGTTGTTCTTATTACACCAATTCATGAATTCACTATAATTGTTGATTAGTATACCCGAAATAATATAATAACTGAATACGGGAGATTTTTCGTGGTATAAATGATTACATGCAGCAATATTATCATGATTTTTATGTGTTATCATCTTATAATTCAAGTCCATGAATTGTAATATTTTCAAGGCATGAATTAGTGAATGGTTAGCCTCAATCAACATATTTGTATGAAATCGTTGTATGAATTGTTCACTGGGTGTATATATCGATTTGATCATTTTCGTGCTACTAACATCATTAGATACTTGATTATATGTGTAAAACATGACATTTATTATTCTAGCCCAAGTCTCACTATAACTTTCATATAGTTTGTACTCTATATTCACATTGAATATCTCTCTTAATTTCATGTTTACATGATATAAATGTATGTCTGAAAAATCTAACCCGAAGTTGTGGAAGGTTTCATGAATGAATACTTTGAACCATTCTTCTTTTCGATATATTACGATTTCGGTATCTTTCTTACACCCAGTCGTATATCCACTATTAACATGTTCGGCATTCAAAGTAATTAATTGATTTACCGGGAACTCTTTTTTAAATGGAGTCATATACAAATATAAAGATATTGACTTGGAACATTTTCCAACAGCATATTTATTAATAATATATATCCACATATAAATCATATTTACTGCCTTATTCATTTCCAACACTTGTTCCGAAGACAATTCGTCGAATAGAATAAAGTATAGGTTAACCTCACGACCATCTACCTTACTTGAGTAATGAAGACTACATGAGGCCTCGTCGTTGATATATTGCTGAATATGGGTAGGAAAAAAATAGCTGTCATATATAGATGGTTTCGGTATTTGTGATATCATGTTGATCGTTGTTAATTTATAATTAAAGGCAGTTCCTTTTTTTAAGTTGCTAGTGTATTTATTAGCCGAACTGAAATGAGAGTATAAAGTATCGACTACATGTTTAGTATCTGACATATTTATATATTCATACCTTGTAGCATCTTTTAATTTAATAGATGAAGAGTTGTTTATAGTATCATCATTCATGTGTTATTATACTATAAACAGAGTTTCTTTTATTTTAGTTTCGAATAATAATATAATCTATTACTTATTCCGGAATATCTAGTTATTGGATACGATTTCGAACAATCATCAACTGGTTAGAAACATCTGGTTCCATTCCTTGACGATATAACAATAGTTTGGCCTTTTTAGTGTTGAGTAATATATCCTTCATATCTAAATTTTGACTAAACTTTGCATATAAAGCATCCTCTAGTATTTTATCACCTAGTCCTTGAAAGAAAGAATCGTCGATCTTAATATCACTAGGCCGTAATAAATCCTTTTTATGTTTGCCTGATTTAGATCCAGATGACTTGGCCATATCAACATCCTTTGAAATAGTAGAACCACTATCTAGAGAGAAAAGAAGATAAAATTCCTTGTTTGTATTTTTAAATTTACCGGCCTGGTAGTAATGTTCTACGGTCTTCCACTTGTGGCCGTCAAGTTGAAATGGCGACTCATACTCATTGTCTAATTTTCGTCGCCACTCTGGTATTTGAGCCAGTACGGAAAAATCTTTAATCTTATCGGATGGTATTTTCTCTCCAGTACCTTTACCAGGTAAAGGTTTATTATTTGATTTTATATAATACTGAAACACAATATCATCAGTGTATAACTCATTGTCACTTTCTTTAATGACCTCTATGTCTAAATCGATCGGCTCGTCTATACCCAATTCCGTATTAAACAGTTTGAACTGCGGAATCAAACTATATGGACCGGACTGTCTTTCTAGACACTTATTTGTGATTAACAGTTTGATAGTGTACGGTATTTCTGTAAAATTAAATATGCGAGAATTTTTATAAGTAATTAGCTTATAATGACTACCTGTATAGTCAAGTAGAATATAATACTGAGGTTCAAATACACCATTGTCTTGTAATATATTATCATTTAATTGTCCACATTGTAATACATTTAATTTGTCTCCTTGTTCCCATGATTCACTAGAAAATATAACTAGTTTGATATTTAATACGCGTTCTAAAGTAGAAATTGCCCAGGTATCTCCCCAGAAATCACATGTTTTAACAACGCGTTTGAAATCATCAATCGTTTGTATGTTTTTCATAAATCTAAATTCATGTAATAAATCCTTGGTTACTTTGGATTCGAGTTTTAGAATTTTGTATTTATCTGCTACTATCTTGGCATTTTCTACTATTTTCTCCTGTTCGTTTCTGTCTTTAGAATTTCTTAGGCGATCTCTTAACTCATTTATATTTTTACTCATTTCTTTCATATTAATGTCGGATTCACGAATAACAGACATAAACATGTCGTATTGTTCTTTGTAGTTTTTAAATACTTCGTCGTCAATCTCCATTGACAATTTGCTTCGTATTTCCATTACACTCATATCCTTACCATCCCCTTTTAAAGCATCTCTAATTACCGAGAATAAACAGTCTCCACCACCTTCATTATCTATAAGCTTGTATTCGTTACTTTTTAAATATTTTTGTATCCAAGGATTGGTTTTCTCTTCCGTATATTCTCCTAGTTCTAATTCGACTTGTTTTTCATTCTGTTCTGGTAGAGATATATCTAATTCGTCTTGTATTTTCTCTCTATCATCACCATCATCCTCATCATCATCATCCTCATCATCATCAACCTCATCACCATCAACCGCATCATCAACCGCATCACCATCAACCTCATCACCCTCAGCATCGTTTTTATCTTTCTTCTGATTCGGCTTATTGTATTCAGGACTAGTTGTAATATTTTTGGTCGTACTTTGTAATAACATGGGTGTGACAAACTTGTATAACAATGGTTGATCAACCTTATCTAGTTCAACATCCCCATCTTCATCTATTATATTTGGCAGTTGATTTGCCATAATTTCATATACGCCGATCTGTTTACTAACCTTGTCGTCTTTAACCAAATAGATTGGATAATATATAATATCATCGTCTATGAATGTGTACTTTGCTTGTCCTAAAGCAATAACAACAGTAACTCCTAAAACATAGACTTCATACATAGAAGCATCGTAATCTTTATCTTCACCATCTAACTTCTTTAGTTCCGGATAGTTAATTTTAGTATTTAAAATCGAATTCACCATTATAAAGTATTTAGATATAAATATTTACATGTTTACACATTTTTACAGATATACACGATAACTGATAGTATTATTACTTGTTGTAATGTAATAATCAAATGTCTATTATGGAAACACTACGAATTTCGTAAAAAAAGGATCATTTTGTAATTCGACAATATAGTGCCAGTATCGTCGTCGGTTATACACTTGGAACGAATTTTCTGGATTATTCTCATATTCAATAATTTGAACAATCAAATCGTCTTTTTTGAGTTTGTTTTTTTTAATATTATAGTAGCTGGATATGTGTAGTAACATTTTCATATTGTAATTTTCAGAATAGTCGATAATTTGCGCCGTAATTATATCATCGTGTATATTTATATTTTCAATATTGGTTATAGTATCATTAATCTGGTTATGTGCTTCATAATCAATTGCGGAAAAGAAGTTATCATCGTCTAATATATCAGGTATTGGTGTAAATGATTTATCTTCTTCAACTATCTGGTAATATATTTCATTTTTCTCTACATTTGGGGTAACCATGGTGAAATAGTAATATTATAATAAAAAATATGTATATAATTTTTATTATATTTTTACGCGGATTTATATTTATTTATCATTACATGACATCATTCAGGAAGATTATCCAATACAGGAGGATACTTATTTACATTTATCAAGCATATCCATATGCTTGAACTTTATTTTATGCGTAATGCCTTGTTGTTCTTGTAAATTAACATCTTTAACGCGTTTTATGTTTACATAGATATTCGCCCAGTTTTCATGAGAAGAGATGATTTTGAAATCAATATTGGTTAGTAGTATAAATAAATTTTCAGACAATTCTTCATTTTCCATCTTACATTTTTCATTACCCATACCAGACATGATGCGTCCTTGAACATTATTAATATTTTGTATTATACAGTCTAGATCGACAACTTTATTTTTGTATAAATTACACAAGAACAGACTCATTGATCTGCGTTTTTCGTTCAATATATTTATTTCGCAAAATTTATCATAGTTTTCATCAGGCAATACAAATTCCATATTTTCAAATAGCTTCATAAATTCTTTAATGTTATATTCGATAATAGACGACATGAAGTCATAATTGTTTTTCAATTCATTACACAATCTAGCATAAATACTACTGTTGAATTTGTTGTTAGTAGCCATATTAAATATAGCATACCCTATTAAATTCAATGAATCCTCATCATATTCATCAGTTTCTAATATACTCTGTAATGTTTCATTTATATTGACTATTAATTTATCATATGTTTTATCTGTCATTTTGTTGATTAATAGACGAAGGGTATCAATATCCTTTTGAATGCCCTCCTTTTTTACAATCTCGGTTTTCTTAAATGTTCTAATAGAATCCCAATCTTCACCATCATTGTTGTTATTATCATTTACGCGTCGTTTCTTTCTAGCAAATTGTTTATCGTTGTTATTTGTAAACGACGGTGTCTTAACATAAGTGGGTGAACATACCTGATCTGTAAGACTATTTATCAATGCTATCGTAACCTCTGGTAGTTGGAACGGATTTTTACATCCCCACCCAATGCCCTCAATATCCTTAATAGTATAGATACAGGTGTTCATTCTATTCTATTATAGTATATTGGTACTATATTTATAATTCTATATCAATTTTTTTAATATTAATTATACGAATATACTTAAATAATAAGTATGTATTTATCATATGGATAATACAAGTACACTTATAGATAAAACGACAGATATAAATCATGTGGATGAAATTAGTAATTGGCATGATTTAAATATGAAAGAAAATCTTTTACGAGGTATTTTCAGTTATGGGTTTGAGACGCCTAGTCCAATTCAAAAGCGTGCCATTAAGCCAATGATTAGTGGTAGGGATATTATTGCCCAAGCTCAGTCAGGTACAGGTAAAACCGGGGCATTTACAGTATCTGCGATTGAGTTGGTAGATGTGACTCTAAAGGAAATTCAAGTGCTGATAATGGCTCCTACTCGCGAGCTGGCTACACAAATCATTGGAGTATTAGATAATCTGGCCACTTTTATAGACGGTTTTAATAGCAAACTATTGATTGGAGGGACATCTATGGATAAAGATATTAAGGATATTGAAGAGAGACCGCATATAATAGTAGGTACACCTGGGCGTGTATATGATATGATTCGTAGGAAAAAAATAAACGCCAAGACATTAAAGTTGTTAATATTGGATGAAGCGGACGAGATGTTGTCATCCGGTTTTAAAGAACAAATCTATAATATATTCCAGTTTTTAGGAACCGATGTTCAAGTAGCCTTGTTTAGTGCTACTTTGCCTCTTGAAATTCAGAGTTTAACTGAAAAGTTTATGAGAGATCCAGTAAAAGTGCTGGTGAAAACAGAGAGTATTACATTAGAGGGTATTAAGCAATATTATGTAGCACTTGAAGATGATAACCAAAAGTTTGATACACTAAAGGACATATTTCATACAATATCATTGAGTCAATGTATTATATACTGTAATAGCATTAAGCGTGTAAACGATTTATCGGAAGCACTACTTAAGGATGGGTTTCCGGTATGTTGTATACATAGTGGTATGGATAAAGATGGTAGAACAAAAGCTTATAAAGATTTTACATCTGGATCTGCGAGAGTATTGGTTTCATCTAATTTAACCGCCAGAGGTTTAGATGTTCAACAAGTGAGTACGGTTATAAATTTCGATCTGCCCAAAGATATTCATAATTACATACATAGAATTGGTAGATCTGGAAGATGGGGGCGAAAAGGCATGGGAATTAATTTTATTACGAGGCGTGATCTTCGAAAAATAAAGGAAATAGAACAGTATTATAATACGCAAATCGAAGAGATGCCTGCTCAATTTTCAGTTGTATAATAAGCGAATCACATTATTACTACATTGTTACTTTCCGTTAGAATATGGTTTTCGTCTAATTCGTAAATAATAACTTTATTAATTAAAATTATTATTTAAATGACTATATCTGAGCTTGTATTTGAACCAGCATCCAATATAGAATTCAAATCTTTACCAGAATCAGACTCCTTACCTGAACCAAAACCAGCCCCAGAACCAGAGCCAGAACAAGAACCACAACCAAAACCAGAACAAGAACCACAACCAAAACCAGAACCAGACCCAGAACCAGCCCCAGAACAAGAACCACAACCCGAGTCCTTACCCGAACCAGCATTTAAATTACCAATTTTTTATTTAAAATCCAAAGAAAAAATAGATAAAAACATTATAGATGATTTAGAATTGTTAAAAATAAATGATACAACAGAAGAAAGGGAACCCTTATTACATACCATATTTGCTCCCAAGAGTAAAATTGGTAAACTAAATATAAATAAACAAATGGAGTATTTTACAACAGACAAAAAATATTTAAAACAGACCCAAAGTATAATAAAAACATGGAAAGACGATATGACCAATAACGAAACCAAACCAGTATACGATGATTTTTACGATCTATGGGTTTCTTTAAAACAAGATACAACCTTTATAGATAGATATTATTACGTGGATGTAGAATATTTTAAATTTTTAAACAATTCATCTTCGTTTTTACAGATATTAAGTATTTATAATTTAATTAGTCCTATTCTAAGTCTAATCTTGCCTATAATTTTACTATTGGTGCCTTTTTTTATGTTAAAATTCAATGGTATACCTATTACGATAACTAGCTATTATGAGGTTCTGACAAAAATATTTTCAAAACATGCCCTAGGAAATATGTTTAATATTATGTCGGACATTTCAATAGAGCAACGAGTATACGCTATTGTATCAGTGTTATTCTACTTTTTTTCTATATACCAAAACACTCTTGTGTGTTATCGATTTTACAAAAATTTTAAGTCTATCCACGACAATCTGTTCCTAACAAGAGAATATTTGAAAACCACCATAAAAAATATGGATCGGATAGAAGAATATGTGGGATCACACAGCACATATGTCAAATTTATACAAGACATTAAGATAAATCGTGACAAATGTATCATGCTATTTAACAGTCTAGATAAGATACTACCATTCAAAATGAACACACTCAATCGAAAAATAAGTGAAATCGGATATATAATGAAATGCTTTTATGAATTTAGATGTAGTGTAGATGTAAATGATATAATAGAATATACTTTAGGTTTCAATTCTTATATGGAACATATGAACAGTGTATGTAGACTTGGTAGAGAGAAATTAATAAACAAATGTTCATTTGGAACCAAAACTAAATTAAAAGACGCATTCTATCCCTATTTGTCGAATAATAGTCTTCCAGTTAAAAACCATATATCATTAGATAAAAATATGATCGTAACTGGGCCCAATGCATCTGGTAAGACAACCATATTAAAAACTGTAATATTAAACTTGATTTTCTCTCAATCGTATGGTTACGGGTTTTATTCCAAAGCATCCGTGGTATTATATGATAAGATTCATTGTTATTTAAATATCCCAGATACATCTGGTAGAGACAGTCTGTTTCAAGCCGAAGCTAGACGGTGTAAAGATATAATTGATAGTTTAGAAGACAATTCAAAACACTTTTGTATATTTGACGAACTATTTTCAGGGACGAATCCGAATGAAGCTTGTGCCAGTTCATATGGATTTATAAAGTACTTGATAAATCGAAAAAATATGGATTTTATCTTGACGACTCATTTGTTGGATTTATGTAATTTATTAAATAATGTCGTCAATAATGGTCATATGGTTGTGAATCGAACAGATAATTTTAATTTCAGTTATACATACAAAATAAAATCTGGAATATCGACAGTCAAGGGTGGATTAAAGGTACTATTCGACTTGAAATATCCTGATTCAATATTACATTTATCAAATGAAATCATTCAAACCATGTAAAATATAGTATGTAACTCACCAACAACTGTGTCGGTCATTTTCTTTACAGGTGGGCGGTGTAATATGACAATGAAAAATGAAGAAGGAAGAATGAAGAATGAAGAATGAAGAATGAAGAATGAAGAATGAAGAATGAAGAATGAAGAATGAAGAAGGAAGAATGAAGAATGAAGAATGAAGAATGAATACGTTTATTTTCGTGTTTATTTATATTTCAATTAATTAATAATGTGAATACGTTTATTTTCGTGTTTATTTATATTTCAATTAATTAATAATGCTTGATATTTTAACAAACCCGATTACCTTATTATGTTTAGGAATTGTATTTTTATTAATTTCATTATTGTTTTTTTATTTCAAGAGAACAATTAGTGTGTTAGAAAAGGCACAAATGGAACAAGCACATATATTACAATCATTTATATCTAATATGGAAATGTCGCGTGCTATACCGTATAACAATATAAATCATAATGGACTACTACCATTTAATAAACAGAATAAGAAGGTCAGCACTACTGATGATAACAAAAATAATATAGATATTGTAAATAACGATGATTTAATAACTGTATCTGATGACGGATATAAAGATATAAGATCAAAATCTGTCAATTATGACAATCTGGTTATTGGAATGGGTATGGTAGATAATAAAATTAATCGCGACGAGGATAGTGATGACGAGGATAGTACCCACGAGGATAGTAACCACGAGGATAGTAACCACGAGGATAGCGATGACGAGGATAGTGATGACGAGGATAGTGATGACGAGGATAGTGTTAATGTGGATAGTGTTAATGTGGATATTAATGAGGTCAATATTGTAGACGAATATAAGAAAAATGACAACAAAATAGAGGACATCGCAAATCTAAACACACCTGTTGAAAATATTAAGGTAATTCAGTTAGTGGACGAGGAATTATTAGATATAAAGGATTATATACAATCAAATAACAAAAGTTTAGAAGAATTCGACCATAATTTTCATTCTATTTTAGACACCGGTTCTGTATCTGGTTCAGATTCAGATTCAGATTCAGACTCACAATACGATTCAGACTCGGATGGAGAGATAGAGTTACCCATGAATAGAGTTACTCCGGGATTGGATAATAAGATGGAAACTAGCACAATAATTAAAAAGAATGTAATCCATTCTTTAGAAAAAGATACAAATAAACATATGTTCCATACTAATACGAATACTGACTCACCCAGTTTAGATATAAAGTCGTTAAATGTACAATCATTAAGGCAACTTGCCGAAAACAAACAATTAGTCCAATCAGGAGAAAAAAAATCAAAGAAAGAACTAATAAAATTACTGGAAAGTCATAAGCAATAAATACATTTTCTCTATAAGTATATATACAATGAGTTGGGGTACATGTTATGCTGGATCTAATAATATTCATTTCGATTTTCCACCTATAATGATGGACGGTAGAAATTATGCCAAGTGGCAACCAGGTTCTGTTATTAACCAAGAGATAAGAAAGCAAAATGATATTAAGAGTAACTGGCAGTATAGACAGTATCTGACGAAGAATGCCGACGATATCATTAAATCTAATCAGCTAGAAGCATGTGATAATTGTTGTTATTGTCCTTCCATAAGAAGTGGAGAGGCAGTACCAAATACTCCTTTTTTATACAAGTCGTGTATGGAAAAGTCGCAACCATACGGATATGAGGACAGTGATTTAAAAAATATGTATTTATCTAGACAACAACTTGAAAGTAGGATGATTGCTCCTATTCTTACACAAGAACAATATATGATACAAAAGTATCCAAACCCGAATTAGAAAGATGACAACTATTCAACCATTTAACTTTTTCATTCTTTACACTTTAGAAATCACAATTTTTCATTTTTTATTTATTACTTATTTTAGTAAATAAAAGAATATACATATAATCTCCAAAGGTGTATATGAAAGTTTTAAGTATAGATGTCGGTATAAAGAATTTGGCGCTATGTTTGTTCAATATAACATCTGATACATGCTATTCAATAGATACATGGTGTGTGAGTAATTTATGTTGTGAAAACAAAATCAGTTGTAGTATATGCGAAAAATCCGCAAAATACACATACAATAATGTTTATTATTGTAAAAAACATGTAAAGAATTCGGGTCATGATATTATTCCAGTCGAATTAGAAATTAATAAACTCAAGAAGAATAAGATAGCAGATTTGAAAACAATATTAAACAACCACAAAATTCAATTTGATAATACAAAAAGTAAAATACTAATCATAGAGGAGATACAACATTCAACTGAGACTGAATTTGCCATACCATTTAATAATACTATAAAAACAACCGATTTAAGTCTAATAGATATTGGTATCAACCTAAAAAACGAAATGGATAAATTATTTAAAAATATAATTATAGATACTATCATTATTGAAAACCAAATCAGTCCAATAGCGAATCGCATGAAAACATTACAGGGTATGATCGCACAGTATTTTATTATGAATAATGTAACAGATATTCATTTTATTTCAGCTGCGAACAAACTAAAAGACTTTTTAGTATGTAAACAAACTACTTATTCCGAAAGAAAGAAGAAAGGTATCGATGTTTGTGAAGAAATACTAATAAATAATCATTTATTAGCTGACAATTTAAATACATTTATAACAAGTAAGAAGAAGGACGATTTGGCCGATTGTTTCTTACAAGGTCTGTGGTTTTTAAAAGAAAAACTCCATATCAATTTGTAGACGACAATATACTGATATTTTACTGTAAGATAATGTAATGTAAGGTAAGGTAATATAAGGTAATATAAGGTAATATAAGGTAATATAAGGTAATATAATGTAACAAGATGATATACCACAATATATTACACCATTCTTATTTAAATATTTAGTGGGTTTGATTTAAAATTAAATGTTCTTAATAAAACATAATGACAGGACCAGAAATAATCGATATCAATTCATTGGGGACCAGAAGCACAATCAATATAGACAATTCATTAGATGATATTGAAGATTTTAATATAGGTAGGGGAGGCGGAAGATCATCTAGTTTAGGGGCAGGTATTGAGCTATTAATGAACGATCGAAAAAAATCAAGCAATGGAAACGGTTTATCATCGGAGATTGATTTACACGATTTAGATAATCTAGAGGATGAGCTGAATGAAGTTTCTACACCAAAGAGAAGCATGAAATCAACGCGATCCGATATTTTTTCTAGTTCATTTAAATTGAATAAGGATGTAGACGGTGGTGATACCGCAGATGAGGCAGATGATAAAGATACCAATATCCGTTTAGAGCCAATGAATCTAGGAAAATCCACTAAAAATCAGTTAGATGATGATAAAAAAACATGGGATGGGTATGGTAAATTCAACAATATCCCTATTAATCCAGACATTGTAAAAACATCAACCGAACCTCAAATGACAAAGGAGGATCTTCTCAAGGAAAAATTTACCTATCTTCAAAAACTAGAGGGTCTTGAAAATAAGGGTGTGAAACTCACTAAAAAATATGACATGGAGTCTAATTTGTTGGAAATGCGCGGTGAATACGAAACAGTTGTTGCTGAAAAAGAAAGGAAGAATTCAGTCAAGTTTCAAGGTAAAATGATGATGGCGTGTATTACCGGGCTGGAGTTTTTAAACAATAAATTTGATCCATTTGATGTGAGATTGGATGGATGGTCTGAGCAAATCAATGAGAATATTGATGACTATGATGAAATTTTTGCTGAACTACATGAAAAGTATAAATCAAAGGCAACTATGGCTCCTGAATTAAAATTATTATTCCAATTGGGTGGAAGTGCCCTAATGGTTCATATGACAAACAGTATGTTCAAGTCAGCCATGCCTGGAATGGATGACATTATGCGTCAAAACCCAGAATTAATGCAACAATTTACTAGTGCTGCGGTTAATTCAATGGGAGCAACAAATCCGGGTCTAGGTGGTTTTATGAATTCAATGATGAACGATAACCAACGATCTAGCCAACATTCACAATCATCGGCGCCGGCTTCTTCAAATCGTCCACCACAAATGACTCCACAATTCACAGGACGAACTAATGGACCTCCTCCTGCCCCAATTGCGACACAAGGCCCCCAATCCGTGCCGCCCCCAGTTAGACCGGGATATGTTCCATTATCCAATCGACCAGATATTAACGCCAGTCGTGAAATTCCATCCTCGGAAAAATCGAGACGTCCTGAAATGAAGGGTCCTACAGATATATCTAGTTTATTATCTGGATTAAAAGTTAAAAAGACGGAAGTGAACATTCAACAAGATCGTGATGAAAAAGGAAGTACGATCAGTATAAGCGAGTTGAAAGAACTACAAAACGACAATATTCCATTGAAATCAAAAAGACGAAAATCAGAACGCAATACTATCAGTCTTGATATTTAGAGAGACAACTAATACCCCAAATTTATTTGTGATGTGAACATGATAAGAATTTATAAAGTATAACGAATACTTTATAAATAATTCATTAAACGGTTTAATAACTAAATCATCGTTGGTGTAAACAAAGAGGTAGGTGATTACTACGATTACTACGATTACTATACACTAAACCTATAACAATAACATGTGATATTATAAAATACAATAAGGTGTAATAAGAAAACAAGACTAATCTGATGTTAAAATTATTTCGCTTATATATATATATATATATATATATGTCATCCGACATACATGTTGAGGAGGTGCCAAACCCTTCATTTGGACATTTAGATATAAATATAAGTCGCACGTATACAAATATTTTATTGATAGATGATCAAGTGAGGGATTATCAAACAATTGTTGATTCAGTCAATACAAATACTTTCCCAATAGTATATTCGTCGAATTCATCCAAGGCCGATATTCTTACCTTATTACAAACACATTTTACTGACATTAATAGAATTGGTGTTTGTTTTACATCAACTATAGGAACACCCGGACAGTTATTTTTAGACAATAAACCATTTATGCGAATAGATAAGCATATAACGGTTACGGATACTAATACAAATCTCGTAATAGACATGAGTACAAATACTACATCAAATACAAATATATTGTCAGAAAACATATATCAAGAGGATGAATTGAACCCAGAAATCGGGTTCGATCCGAGTATGAATATGAACATGAATATAATGCCATCCACGATTAGTACAACAACATATTCTATACCCGATATAAGTTTAAATGTTTTACATGATATAAGCTTGAATACTTTACCGGATATTAGTTTAAATATTATTTACGATGAAAATTTGAATGAGTATAGTGAAAACTTTGATTTTATTGTAAAAATTATAACCGATTTTAAAGTGAAAAACATCGATTATTTAGCATGTAATACACTATTGACCCCCGAATGGAAAATATATTACAACATGCTATATGAAGTGACAAATGTCACTATTGGAGCATCCGATGACAAAACCGGAAATCTGAAATACGGAGGTGATTGGATCATGGAAAGTACGATGGAGGAT